GGACTATTGGAACTATTGTTACTCATCCGGCATGGAACCCTAATTGTGGGGAATGTGGAGAGGGCAAGTTTCACGCATGTTCACGTCCCTATTTCTGCGATGAATTTAGATCAAAGCAAAAAGATAGGTATATAGCAGTAAAAATAAAAGTCGCAGATTTATATGAATGGGAGAATCCGTCATATCCACACAAGATAGCGTTTCGTGAGGGCAAGGTTTTGTATGAGTGCGATAAATATGGTAAAAAGCTATGAACCTACTCCAAAAACTTGAACATTACATAGAGAACGAGCCATGGGAAGAATACATAGAGGACAGCCAGAAGTGGCTTGACTGGTTTAGTTGGGGTGCGATTGTTGCGGCGATTCTTTGGTTTGGTGGAGTGATTTTAATAATGTATTTAGATGGGAAATTATAGAAAGGGGAGTAGGATGGAAGTAATAGAAACAATGGGAATTGTAAAGTACAACATTACCGATGCGACGATATCAGAAATGAAAGATCGGTACATGGGATTAACTGTCAAAGATTTTGACGACAAAGAAGGCTTCGACGCAGTTCATGAAGCGAGAATGGTCGTTAAGGGCAAACGAGTTGACGTTGAAAAGCGGCGCAAGGAATTGAAAGCCGATGCCTTGGAATACGGGCGCAAGGTTGATACCGAAGCTAAAAGGATATTTGGTCTCTTGGAACCCATCGAGACCCATTTACAGACCGAAGAAGATAAGATCACCAAAGAAAAAGAACGTCGCAAAGCAGAAGAAGAACGCAAGTTCAAAGAGAAGGTTGATAAGCGTGTTTCCGATCTGTTCTCAGTGAATAAGGTAATGGATTTTATGACCGTTGCCTCCATGACAGACGAAGTATTTGAAGAAACGCTCAAACAGGCTGCCGAGGAATACCAAGCAGAGCAAAAACGCATTGCCGAAGAAAAAGCCGCAAGAGAAGCCGAAGAAGCAAGATTAAAGACTGAGCGTGAAGAAAACGAGCGTAAAGAGGCCGAACTGGAAGCCGAGAGAGAAAAAATCGAAGCCGAGAAACGCGCCTTTGAGGAAGAGAAACGCAAAGAGCAAGAACGCAAAGACCGGGAAGAGTTTGAGCGACAGGCAAAGATACAGGCCGAAATCGAAGCGAAGGAAAAGTTTGAACGGGAACAGAGAGAAAAGGAAGAAGCCGAGCATAAGGCGAGAGTAGAAGCGGAAGAACGGGCAAAGCGTGAAGCAGAAGAGAAAGCAGAGATAGAGTGCAAAGCGAAAGAAGAGGCTGAACGAATCGAAAAATTGCGTCCCGACCGTGAAAAATTGATTGAATGGGCACGCGAAATAACGTCAATCAGAGGTCCAGAAGTATCATCAAAGGAGGCGCAGGAGATAATAGCACAGGCAGAAAAGGCTCTGGATACGGTAGGGATGAAAATTATTAGCCATACAGAGGTGATGTAATGCCAGATAAAAACGAAGTGCAGATGGTAGATCAACAAGGGGGACAGGGTCAGTTCTTGACGATATTCCAGATAGCGGCAGAAAAGGGATATGATCCTGACTTTATCGAAAAGATGATGGCACTCCAAGAACGGAATGACATCAACAATGCACGGAAAGCATACCATGAGGCAATGGCGGCTTTCAAAGCCAACCCGCCAGAGATCGAGAAGGACAAAAAGGTATCCTACTCCGTACAGGGTAAAGGAACAACAGCCTATAATCACGCGAGCCTTGCAAACGTAACCGCCAAAATAAACAAGGCTTTAAGCGATCACGGTTTATCGGCTGCATGGGCAACAGACCAGAAGGAAAACGGTATTACAGTTACCTGCACGATAACACACAAGCTCGGACACAGTGAAAGAACATCAATTACCGCCAATCCCGACACGTCTGGAAGCAAAAACAGCATACAGGCAATAGGTTCAACAATAACCTACCTTGAAAGGTACACCCTTCTTGCCCTTACCGGATTAGCGACAAAGGATATGGACGACGACGGACAAAGCGCAACGGTAGAATACATCACCGACCAGCAACTTTCAACTATTACAAACATTATAAATGACCGTGGCATTGACGAGGCAAAATTCCTTGAATATCTTGGGGCAGAATCTCTCGATAAGATTCCGGCAAAAGATTTTAACAGGGCAATGTCGGCTGCAAAGTCGAAGAAAAAGAAGGAAGAGTAATGATAATATTAGACATTGAACAATACAGTGAAGAATGGTTTGCCGAAAGATCCAACAAACCAACCGCATCAAACTTCGACAAGATAGTTACCAGTAAAGGCGAACCGTCAAAGCAGTCAACAAACTATCTGTACCAGTTAGCCGGAGAGGGAATAACCGGAATCAAGACCGAGACATACCAAAGTCCTATTATGCAGAGGGGTCTTGAAATGGAAGCCGAAGCAAAAAATCTATTCAGATTTGCGATAGGTGAAGTCAAGGAGGTGGGGTTAATATATCCCGATGAAGAAAAGAAATACTCATGTTCACCTGATGGATTTTTAGAGGATGCGGGACTCGAAATCAAGTGTCCTCTTATACATACGCACGTTTCTTATCTCCTTTCCCAAAAGCTCCCCACGGAGTACGTGCAACAGGTGCAGGGAAGTATGCTCGTAACTGGTTTTAAGAAGTGGTTTTTTATGAGCTACTACCCTGCACTTCCCCCTCTTATTATCGAGGTAAAAAGAGATGAGAAATTCATTGATAAGCTGAGAATAGAATTAGATTCGTTCTGCAATGAACTTGTAAGGATTACTTGTAAGTTGAAGGAGATGTCAGCGTGAATTTCGTCGGAACCATAGAAAAACACAACAATAAATTGACAATTGCTTACGATCTTTCAGAGAAGTTTCAGATCCACCTTGCGAAACTAAAGATCGGTACACGGGTAGCGTCTAATGTGAAGAAATTCCATAAAACGAATACTACTAAGCAGAAGGCATATTTACATGGGGTAGTTATACCTATCGCAAGTGCTTTCATGGGCTATCGCCGCCACGAGCGAGATCATGTTTATGGCCTCTTGAAGTTGATGTATTTAAAGGCTACCGACGACAACGGGCGTGAATATATCAGAGAGTTAAGAGAAGACAGCGACGACCCTGTAGATACGGTGTTAATGTCGTGGTTTACCGATCAAATCAGGGATATGGTAGCAATGGAATATCATTTCCACATACCCGATCCGGACAAGGGTTACGACAAAGGATACATCGAAGAATTAGTTACGGAAATAGAAGGAGAAAAGTAATGTTAAACAAATGGATAGGAATTGGTAGACTGGGTGCTGACCCCGAAGTGAGATATCTGCAAGATGGTTCGATGGTAACAAATTTTAAGTTGGCCACAACGGAAAAGTGGAAAGATAACGAAAAAACGGAATGGCATCGTATAGTGGTTTTTAAGAAACTCGCAGAAATATGCGCCAATTATCTGAAAAAAGGTAAATTGGTTTACGTCGAAGGTCGGTTGCAGACCCGATCATGGGAAGACAAAGAAGTCAAGCGGTACACGACCGAGGTTATTATATCTAACATGAAAATGCTTGACTCAAAGGGTGTAACAAAAGAGGACGTTACAAATACGTTTGAGGGAAGTCGGGAAGTTATAGACGAGGAGGTTCCTTTTTGATGAAGCAATGTTTTAAGTGCGGAGCAATTAAGCCGATTGATGAATTTTATAAACATCCCAAAATGAAAGGTGGGAACAAAAAAACAGAAGCGCATCATAATGATTACAGAAACCCCTTAGATGTTACGTGGCTGTGCAAGAAACACCATCTCTTAGCGCACGGCAAGAACGGTCATTGTGTTTAGGAGGCAACTATGAAAATATATTGCGACGGTAGTGGTTGGAATGGTAAGAGGTCAAGATTCGCCATAGCATGTGAGGACGGCAGAAGCAAGATCATTGAACTCAAAGAAAATCATACCAACAATGAGATGGAATATGCCGCAGTAATTCAGGCGTTAATGGGTTACGCTAATCCCGGAGATGAAATATTAACCGACTCTCAACTTGTTGTTAACCAGGCCAACGGAGTATGGAAAGTGAAAGAGCAACGATTATTTGAGTTCTGCCAACGAGCCAAAGAATTGCTTATCGAAAAAAACTGCACCCTTAACTGGATACCCCGTGAAGAAAGCCGAGCGGGGCATTTGTTGGAGAAATAACTCACAGGCCGGGGCGGTTCCCTCCTTTTCCCGTCCCGGCACTCCATGAGGAGGATATTTTGAAAATCAGAGCGCATAGAGGCGGATTGGCTGAAAGCATGGCTACCGTTGTCGAAATTGAACCAACAGCGCAGGCAGTTGCAGACCATATCACAGCAGCGTGGGATTGGTTACTGGATGGCAAGGTAATATCTCCCGATTCAGTGAAAGTCAAAAAATATGGAGATGGCGTAGATACTCGCATTGGATGGGATACCTATCTCGTGACCGTTGACGGGAGTGTGTTTGGCATGACGGATGGGCCGCTGGAGAACAAGGGAGGTGAAGGATGAGGGAGGTAAAGTTTAGGGCGTGGGACGTTGAACGAAAGGCGTGGATGAACGAACAAGATGTATATAACGAGGTTCAAGAACAGGGACGATGGAACCCCGAACGTGGAGAACGTTATAAACTTATGCAATACACCGGACTCCTCGACCGCAATGGCAAGAAGATATATGAGGGGGATAAAGCAAAATGTTTTCATCCTGATTATCGTGGATATTTTGAAGGTGAAATTGCCTACAATGACGAACTTGCCTGCTATGTGCTGATCTATTATCGCGATCACGGAATGGGTGAGTGCGTGTTGTATGAATTTGACGACATTGAAGTCATCGGCAACATCCACGAAAAACAGGCACTGATGGAGAACATGGAGAGGGTAAAATGAAACGACTATCGTTTAACGATGAGATGATGAGAGCATGGCTGGAGGGACGCAAGACGGTGACGAGAAGGTTGATGAAGCCGCAGCCTAAAGATCACCACCATTGGGATACACTCCCAGGATATGAATTTGAACACAAAATGATGGATTGTATTGACGGATTACATTGCAAATTCTGGCATTACATTCCTGGCCGTGACATTGATGGCGAACAATGGATACGATCCCCTTACTCCCCCGGCGAAACGGTGTTTATTGCGGAGACGTGGGCTTGTGTTGCTGATGGCCCATTGGCTGTTGTGCCGATGATTGCATATCGTGATGGAAAAACAAAGCGTGTCGAAACGTTCCCAGATGGAACCACAGTATATAATTTTACTAAACCGGATATATGGAAATGGCAATCCCCCGTCACCATGCCTGAGTGGGCTTCTCGCAGCAAGGCTATCATCAAGAGTATCCGGCCAGAGAGGGTGCAGGAGATACCATGGCAAGAAGCTATACAAGAAGGGATAGAAGTCCAGTATTGTTGTAACGGACAAGATTGTGCGTGCCAAGGATTACCAGTTTATAATCCCACAGACGATTTTCAAATATTATGGGACTCCCTCTACCCCGGCTCATGGGAGCGTAACGATTGGGTATGGCGGTTTGAATTGGAGAGGGTGGGATGAAGGAGAAAAGGGCATTGTTTCATATTTATTACTTTCGTATCCCTGTTCGAGAATCCTTACATCACCGCTTTCCGTTACTCTGAAATCACCATCTTCCGTCAGCCTCCGAATAAAATTAGCAACTCCCCACAGATCAACATCGCAATCAGTATATCTGAGCGGTGTGTCGAACTCCAAGTCCAGGAACCAGAACATCTTCCCCTCTTCCTTATTTATCCGATCCTTTAACTTTGCCGTATTGCCGCGCAGCGGTATACCCAATATAGCCTACGCCAAAAGTTTGCCACATAATATCAGGTATCGCAACAAATCCAGCAGCAACATTAACATAAAACTGTTTCATTGCTTCTGGGAAAAAAACACCCATAAATGGAGCAAGGATAACTAAGCAAATTACCACGGCGTAGAACAAATACATAAATCCAGGTCTAGCTCTGGATGTCCATTTGTCTTTACTAGACGCTTCGGCAACTAGGATGCTTACCCTCCCACTTTCTATGTTAGACTCTAATTCTTGTATCTTCAGTGCTAACTCAGCGGCTTTGTTTGCGTCAATCGGCTCTTTACCTGTAACAGCTGTTCGTAAATCTTTTGCTAGCGATCCTATTCCACTGAACAGCCCCCCCACGTCTAAATTTGCAAGAGACACTCCCATATCAACCTCCTCTAATCAAGTCTCTATTTTTGATTGCTCTGATTTTTACTTGTCTAGCGTAACTTGAGTCCATGAGTTCGATAGCGGCCTTATCAAAATCCTTGTCTTTAATAGCCTGAATCATTTTTTTGAACCCTAAGAATTTAGTCATGCCTAAGTTAAACATCATGTCTGTCAAGGCCATTTTCCTATTAAAGCTCAAAGTATCAAACTCATCATAGGTGAAAATCTTGCGTAGGTCAGTCAATGAATCTGCGATATCAGAGTCAAGCATGATCGTTGCCTCGTACTCACTAATACCTTTATCCTCGATGTTCCTACCATATCCGCAAGTAAGTTTTCCAGCCGTGCATTTATAAGGCATATGTCGCCCATCAACAATGTTACTTCCTTCGTTTTCCCTTATGTATGTTTTCATTTTTGCCCCCTATTCTTCTTTTTCTCATCCATTCCGGCATTGCCGGGATATCGTCCTCGGTTACCATTTTAGCGGCTTCATCGGAGGTTCTTTTGCGGTATAATTTACCGGTTTCCGAATCCAGTCTCACACCATCCTTGAGTCGCTTCCCGATTTTCCCGGTAGGTTTGTCAACGAACACAGGCACTTTTTGCTCGGATAGTGCTATCTCGCCAGTCTCTTCGTCAAGAACATACATGGTTTCGATTGTTTCTTCCTTGACTTTTTCAACGATTTCTACCTCTTCAATGGCCTCTCCTGCCCCTATCTCAATTTCCTCGGCTTGGTACTTCTTTATTGCCTGTTCTGTGTGAACCTCATCCCAATCCAACTGTACCAAATCCACATGCCCGGATATATCTTTACGGCGGGCGTTATACTCGTCGAACGTATCTATTGTTATCTTTCCGTCAATGGTCTGCCAGTAGATTTCACCTAAATAGTGTTGGACTCTCTTTCCCATCCAATCGAGGCCGGGACCATTGGTATAGAGTTCCGTGGGCGCATCGAGGGGGTGGGAACTTAACTGGACACCGGTGCCAGTGTCATCGTAGAACCATAGCTCGTTGGGGGTAGTGTTTATTACCACAATTTCCCCGTAACCTGCTGTTGCTGCATCCGCCGCCGCTTGCTCTTTTAGAGATAGAGACCCTTCGAGCGTCATCATAGAGGAAGTTGATGTAGTCGTACCGATTAGGACGTTGCCATTTTGGTCTATTACCATTTTTTCTGTAGGATTTGTGGTTCCTGTAGTTCCTGTCCAAAAACTTAACTTTGTTCCAGGATTTTGATAATCTGACCTAATTAATGACCTTACATATTCACTTCCACTATGCTTAAGCTCTAACCCAGGATAAGCACTCCCCAAAACACCATCTCCATTTACTGTAACTCTCGCATCATATCCAGTAGCACTAACAACTAATTTTTCTCTTGGACTCGTCTCCCCGACTCCTAAATTTCCATCTTTATCTTTCCAGATATCCACGTTGCCAGACGTATCAAGCCATGCCTGATCGCCTGTTGCGGCAGAGAAATACAACACGTTACCGGAACTGTCTTTGTGTTGTACTATCGGATCTTGGAGGGATGTTATGGCAGTAGATGCGGCCCACCTAGTTATGTAGTCCAGCGTAACTTGATTAGATCCTAACAATGCTATGATTACGCGCGTGTCTCCATCTGCAATTAGCGTAGACCCGACTTTGCATAAATTATAATCCGCTGTCTCGCTGAATATAGCTGTGGTTGATGAAGCTGAAATCGTTCCAGAAAAAGATGTTATGGCTGCTATTGCATTAGCAACTGTTGGTCCGTTGTCTACAAGCGCAAAATCATCGTCTGCCGCATTTCGTGCCTGGAGTGTCCCTGAACTGTTTTTCAGCTTGGGCCCACCAGAACCTATCTGAAACGTAGAGGAGGTGGTGCCAGTATCTGTGTTTTGGGTATGACGCGAACCGGTATTAGCGGCTACGTCGGTATTGTTGGAAACCTCTGTATCGAAGTCTCTTATTGTCGCCGCAGTCTGTGTCCCAGTATGGTTTGCTCTGTTTCTATCCGCCGAATGATAATGTAAACTTGAATCTCCCGAATCTGTCAAATCTGTTTTTTGAGTTGAATTCAAAAATCTTGAATCGTCTCCTGCTGCAACCGTACTCGCTGTTGTTCCTATGTCTCCATTCGCACTCAAATTCTCATATGTAACTCCTGTTGAAGAAATAAAACCAGAGTCATTCGTGAATCCTGAGATGTTATCTCCTGGTTGAGATGATGAATCTGCGAGTGCTAAACTTGCCTGAACTCCTGCATCTAATTTTAAAACATCAATTGATCCAACAATAAGCGAAGCTGTTATGCTTGGAGTTGCGTCTGTGTATGTGAAGTCAATTTCAGAAGAGTCAACCAGCATTCCTCCAACTGCATCTTGTGCAGCTTCGTCGAAATCTGAAATTGTTGAAGCTGTTTGAGTTCCAGTGTGATTTGCTCTTGCCCGGTCAGTTGCGTGATAGTGTAATGTTGTGTCTCCACCATCAGTCAAATCTAAAGCATCAGCGTCGGGGATATTGTTTGCTTCCGCCCCATCCTCAACATTCAAATCGCTCCTGACTTCTGCGTAGCTTCTCCCCTCTATGCCATTGGCTGTAAATTTGGCATAATCATTGTCGGCGGCACCGATCTGATCCACTGTAACGATAGCGTTATCAGAGATGGCCTGTGTTGTCATGCTGAGGTCTGTGAATGAACCTGCGGCTGGAGTGGTTCCCCCAATAGCGCCCGGAGCAGAAAGTAAGTCGTCGGAACCTCCGCTTCTGTGGTCAGCGGCGTGCAGGGAATATCCCCCAACAACTTGTCCACTTGTATTCATCGTAGTGCATTTTGCACCGTCAAAAAATAGAGAATACCCTGCCCCAAGTATCATATCTTTCGGTATTAACCTCCGTGCTGTCCCGCCAGAAGGAAGCAGGAATAAATTCACCGTTCTTGCAGCAGTATCGGTATTAACAAGAATTATTGCAGAAACAACGTCTACTGAATCGGAGGTATATAAATCCCCAGTGGCGTTGGGTAGTTGACCGTCTGCCAACCGCCTGATGCAGTTATTATCAAGGCCGTGGATCGTATAATCGATTACAGCGGCGGCTGATGCGTCCCCTTGTATTTTGTCTCCTGAATTTAAGATTATTAATCCGTCTGGCATTTATTCATCTTCCTTGGTTTGTTTAGCGGCCTCTGTCGCTGCAATGCTTTCCGCGAGTATGGTTCTATAATCCTCTGCTATAGATGCAGCTTTTTGCATAAAAGGTGTTTTAGGCAATTCGGATATTTTAATATCTTGCCTCATAAGAAGTTGAGCCAACTCTGAAGGATCTCTTAACTCTACAGGAGTGTTTTTGAGATAAGCTTTTGCTATCCTTCCCGCATCTGAACCCGCCCTTACAACTTGATCGGCAAATTTTGCGTGATTGTTTGTAAGCCTTTTTGCTAACCGTCTTGATACGGTTCCTATTATAGGTACGGCCATGCCTCCTGCCGCACCTCCAAAATAGGAGCCCAATCCAAACCCTATGGTTCCTCCCAAGAGAGTCCCCCCCTCTCCTATTCCGAGTTTTCCGGCCAATCTGAATATATTGACTGGGACGGTTCCTCTACCGACCTTTTTCATTTCCTTTAATTCATTATCTTTAAAATATTTACTTGTTTTTTTATTCCTATATATTTTTTTAAATTCAGCACTAAGCCCTTTGTCGAAACCTGCATTATAATCACGGGCCTTTTCGACAGCTTCTTGTAGTAGTTCAGATCGTCTTGCTCTTCCCCACAAATCCCTTGCTATTTTATATTTACTTCCAACTTCTGATGGAACCGTTAAATTAGCAGGATCGTCCATAAAGTCATCTATTGATTCGATTATAATCCTCGATAGATTTGAATCTGCTCGACGATCTGGATTTATTGCGTTTAAGGCCTTCTGTCTAAGTTGATCCATGCTCGTTATGGGTATATCGTTATCCACTTTCTCCCATAGCCTATCCAAGACCGTGTAGGAGCCTTTCGTTAAATCCTTATCAAGTCCTTTCTTGTTGAGCTTGTCCGTTATGTCCAATACGAGATTATTATAAGCTTCAGCCTTTACTTTGCCTCCCGCATCGCCTATCTCTTTATATAGTCCACGGGCAGTATCCTTCAATGCATCTATTGGCGGGGCAGCCTCTTTTATAGCTTTGGTTGCTTTAGATCCGCGTCCGAATTTTGCCAAGCCCTTTACCCCCTTCATGGTTCCAGATATTCCAGCATAACCCAAGGCTTCAGAGATAGCGGTAGGTATTGTGGTGGCGGCGGCGGCCAGAGTAGGGCTTCCTGTCTTCTCGTAAACATAGTCTCCTAAGCCTGATTCTGCCTTCTCTATTGTTTTTGTAACAGGCTCAAGGACATTACCTATGGATCGCAATAGCTCCATACCCTCTTCGGTCTGTGGTTTATATGTTATATAATCCCTGATTTGTTCTATCGTTTTAGTCCCTTCTTCGGCACCTGAGGTAATGGTTTTTGCTAATCCTCCTATCCCTGCTATAGGCTCGGCTATCGCCCCAGTAGCTATAGTACCTAATACTTCGCGGCCAGCAGTTCCGAGCCTCATCAAATCGGTATCTTCGCCAGAAGTTAAAAGCTTATTGAGGATTCTTTGGACCATTCCGAAGTTTTTTCTTCGTGATAATTCAGTTAAGATCTCGGCTTGGTCATCGGATATAACAGGATTCTCCGTGGCCATATCTTCATCAAGCTGAATATCATCCTCAATTCTCTTAAATGTTGTAGGAGAATCCAATTCAATATTATCTTCTACTTGCTTGAACGCCATATTATTCCTCTATAAATTTCGATCCATCGGGAGTTTGATATACGTTTTTACCGCCTGAAGTTCCTATAAGTTTACTGCCAGGAGGCAATGTATTGACGACTTCAGATTCGGCCTTTCCCCCCCCATTCAATATTAACGCTCCTTCGTCCGATATTCTTTTAATAAGAGATTGATTAGTAAGGCTTCTTAGCTTTTCTGCAACCTTCCCTGTTCCGTACGCCTCATCTAACACAACGATAGCTGCTATATTCGATTGTATATCAGTTTTTTCATCGGTTGCAGCCTGAAGATAAAACTCCAATTCTTTTTCGCTGTCCAATCCCCTCGCTCCCATATCTGTAGCCCGTCTTATGTCCTGAACAATCAATGGCTTGAGCTTCTTAATTGAACTTCTTATAGATTGCTCATTAGATCCTGTAATTCTTCCGAACATTTGTCCGACCGCAGATGATCGGGAAGCAGCCATTATATTATCGAGTGTGGAATTATCCACATTAAGCATCGCTCCAGTGCTATCCAAGGTCACATAATGATTGGCAAGTTTCGCAAGATTCCCTTCCATACGGCCACGAGCGGTCGCCTTTTTAGCTTCCGGTGATATCTCCCCCTTGGCTTTCATTAAGTCACCGGCAGTTGCTATCTCTGCGAGTTGCGTTCCCATTTTTTCGTTGTATTTTATCTTCTCGGCAGTATTAGCATCGACCGACCTTGAGGCCCATCTGTTAGCGGCCACTTCTCTCGATTGGGCCCTCTTGAACTCTAACCGTGCCTTATTTCTATCTCCCGGAGTTAGAGGCTCGCCTGTAACTCTCATACTTTCGGCCTCAGCATCAGCTACAAAATCGTCTATGTCTGTAGGAGTAGCTTGTTCTGAAGGCTTCCCATAGAGGGCTTCCTGAAACGCTTTCCACCTCTTGGGGTCAAGCCCAGCTACCTCTATCTTCAAGTCATTGACAGCTTTTTCAGGGTCAGTGTTATATTTATCCATAAACGTTG